ATCTCGATAACGGTCAGAATGTCCTCGGCTGATTCAAATGCGCTTGGGGGTAGCCCCGTTGCCAGGGCTACTTCCCAAACTATTCGACTTAGGCTTCCGACTGGGTGGCTTTTGGGTTTGCCTCACCAACGATCACTTCGGAAATAGTTTCCGTCCATGCTTCAATTGGCTTGACTGGCTTACCAGCTGCTTCTCGTTTCATGGCGTGATAGGCAAGAAATACCAAATCAGAAATTCCCATTTTTTCCTGCGCGTGCGCAATGGTGTTTCCTGTGTGCTTCTCCCACTTTACCCACTCAGGCGGTGCAGCCGTGTAGGTAATTTGGTCGCCGTTGTTGTATTCAATTGTGATTGGTAACTTCATTTTGTCTCCCGATTGTTAGTTTTTAACTGAAGTTTTCAGTAGGTGTTCCCACCACGGTGAATGATAGATCAACTGTCTGTGCGTCAGGTGCTGACCCGCCGACCGCTGGGAATACTGGCATGACGTTGAATGTGAACACCGCACCAGTCACGGCAGTTAGTGAAACCGCCAAAACTGTGTTCGGTGCTGTTTCGCACGCCGTCCATAGTGCCTCACACAATGAACCTGAAGCACCCCAGTCAGCAAGCATTGAAACCTCAAATGACCATTGGTCGTCAATGTGCTTGTAAGCCTTACCGTCAAGCGTTTGATAAGTCTCAACGGTTGGGTCGTTGGCAAGTACTGCGCTGGTCGCCTGCGCGTCGTAATTTACGGTTGCAATGGTCACGACTAAATCGCGACCAGTTATGATTGTCGTTGGCATTTTGTCCCCTATGTTGTTTGTGTGTAGTACGTCGAAACGTTTATGTCAGCGACCAGCATTGGGCTTTGTCCTACTTCCAACACCGTCGGCTTTTCAACAACGCCAACAACGTATCCTGCGGGCATTGCCGCAAGAATTCCTATGATGAGTTTTTCCAGGTTGTCTAGTGAACCTGCGTTGCTATTTGAAGCAACAATTGCGGTGATTGCAAAATTGATTTTGACCTTTGTCGAAGCCTTACCGATTAACACAACTTCCATGTACGGGGAATCGGGCACAACTACAATTGCAGGTGGAATTGGTGCTTCGGGAACGCTGGGGTACACGTTGGCAGATAGCGCGCTGAAGGCGTTGGCTAAGGCTGCGCGGGTTTCGGAAACGGCATTGGCTGGCACTTATTGAACGACCGTTTCAACGTCTAAAAATGGCATAAGCAAGGTTGATACGCGGTTGGTCAGGCTTCGACCCATGCGGTACGGCGTTGAAGCAAAATCGACGCCTTCGATCTGTCCACCTGCTGCAACGCGTGATTGAAAGACCTCGACTGAAACGGCAAGAATTGCAGATTCGATTGGTGCGCTGGTTGCATAAAGATCAGCTGCGGAATAGCCCTGAAGTGTTGCCGTGCCCATTGGAATGATCTCGCGCAATGTGACATTTGATGAAGTCAATGCAGCGGTGAACGAATAAGGCGTTGCGGTAACGACTGTGTGCGTTGCGGTGAACGGTGCTGGCAAACCAGTCACAATGACTGATTGACCTGCAACAAAATGATGATTGCGCTCTGTGTAGAAATACGCCACGTTTGATTCTAATTTGTAAGACTGAATTGCTGAAGTGTTTGCAACAAGCATTGGCAAAATCACGGCTTCAGCGGTATTGATAATTTCGTCTAGGTAACTGTCAGAATAAAGTGAAACGGACACGCCAAGCACCGTACGCAATTGGCTCGCTGTGACAATGGCTGGCATGTCCGTTTCCTTTCGATCGGCTGCGGCGAGATCGGGAGAACCCGCCGCATGATTAGTTGTTGTCGATTACGACTTATTCACACCAAATGCGCCTGCTGCGATCTTTGTCGCAACTGCACCGAATGAATAAACACCAACGGTGATTGAACCGTCAGCAGTTGATTCTGCACGCAACTGGTATGAAGTTCCCTCATACCATGTGTATGCGTCAGGGTTGATGATCATGATTGAATCATCTGTGTCTGTTGTCGCAGCAGTGTTTGCAGTGACGTAAAGATCAAGACCAGCAACGCGTCCACGAAGTGAACCAGGTGTTGCAAGTCCTGGCTGATTCATTGGGTTTGTTACTTCGTTATAAATTGGTCGCCCGCCGTCGTTTAGTGACATTAAATTGCTCCACTGCGAAGTGTTCACCAAAATGTTGCGTGCAAATGGATTTGCAAGACCAGCAGTTGCAGCATAAACACTTGCTGAACCGCGTGCGATTACACCAAGCAACTCAGCAGCCGTTGGGTATGTTGTGATTCCTGTACCGTCAGCAGTTGCGCCTGCAACCAACTGTGCGTTTGCGTAAGCGTCTTGCGCCTTCGCCATGGCTGCCACCATGTTTCTGAGTAATTCATCATAAAAGAGGGGCGAAGTGCGTGTGAGCAATTCGACTGAGAATTTTTGTTGCCCAGCAAATTTCTTGACGTCTACTGATAAGAACGCTGAGTTCTGATCTGTATCTGAGAAAATTGCATCTTCAGCAGCAATTGCAACTGTTGGTGCAGCAGTAATCTTTGGAATTTCAAAAGTCATTCCAGCATCAGGCAATGTACCGCGAGAGATCGCGTCAATGCTTGGGCGGATTGTTGTCGATAGTCCGTTGATAACTTCTGACAACTGACGTGTAGGAACAAGTCCTGCGTTGTCTGTTGTGTTGTCAGCTGCTAAAACGTACTGACGTGCAGTCTCGTCACCTGTTGCAGCAAGAACCTTGTTTTCTAGGTACTTTGCAGCGGTGATTTCAATGCGTGGTGTTGCTTTCCAACCACCAACCGCATTTGCGGTCGCTGTGATTGACTGGGCGGCTTCAACCGTTTCGGCGGTTGCAGCGTCTTTGACGGTGTCTTCCACTTCGTCTTCTCCTTCTGTTGGTTGTGTTGCTTCAGGTTCAATTGTTGAATCTGAAATCTGTTCTTCTTCTGTTGCGGCTACGCTTTCAACGCGGGCTGATCGAATTGCAGGTTCTGACGTCAATGCAACGCCCGTGAGTTCACCCATGAGAATTCGGACTGTGCCGTCCTTCAATGTTTCGTATTCGTCAAATGAAACTTCAACACTAAACCCGTCACGCAAACCTTCTTGCGCTTCGATCAATGCGTCATTACCAGCGGTTGTCTCAGCGATCTTGAAAGTCGCGTCAATTCCCTTTTCGCTTGATTCAATTGAAAGTGTTTTGCCAATTCGACGTGTACGGTCATGTTCAAGGTTAAGCAAAACGGCGGTTGGCTCGATCGAACCAGCAGCGAATTGAACCTTGCCAATTGAAGCGTTGCCAGTTTCCTCGAAGGTCACAATGCGACCGGAAATTGTGCGACTGTTTGAATCAGCAGCCGTGATTTGCATTGGTGTTATAACTTTTTTCATAGCAGCATGTCTTCTTCCTCGCGTATTTCGTCGATCGACATTGCGCCGATACGATTCAAGATTTCATAAACCTGCGCGCGCTCGTAAGGGTTACCGCGTAGGAAGTCGTCTAAATCAAACGACACACGATTTCCTGCTGGGGTGAAATCCGCAAAAGATAACCTTTGTTCAATAATTGACATGTAATTTCTAAATGCGAAATCGACCAGGTCGCGACGCTTATCAAGTGCGTTTGAATAGGTAAATGAAGATTGTTGTGAATCTGTAAAGTAAGCAGGCAGACCACAAGCGCGTGACAATTCGAGGGCAACATAATTGCGCGCTTCATTTAGCTGCAAATTCTTTGGGTCATAGCCCAATGTTTCAAGCGTTACATCAGCGTTCAAAAACGCCGTTGATTTGTTTGCGCGTGCTGTACGCCATGCGCTTAACAACTTTGAAACGCGATCTGCTGGAAGTGATGTGCCGTTTGATTTCAAAACCATTTGTGGAATTGGCTCAACGGCAAAATTCATTGCAGCGCGTTCAAGTGCAGCAGCAGCCTTGATTGTGCGACCTGCACGGCTTAGCAAACCTTCTTGCGTGCCCTGGAAAACAACCAGGTTTGCAGGATCAACGTATGCACCGTCGATTTGATACGAAACAATTTCATAACCCATGCCATTTGTCTGAATAGTTACGCGCTCAGGTGCAACGCGTTCCATTGCACGAATTTTGCCTGTGTCTGCGTATCTGTCCATAACATAGGCATAAGCCGACGGAAAGAAAAACAAATCTGAAATAATCCATGACCAAAACGTTGTTCCTGGAATTCGTGGGTCAGGTTGATTGATGACACGCGGTTGTGTGACCTTTTCGCCTGTTGCTTCGTTGCGTGTGTGCATTGGAAGTGACGCAACTGTTTGAATGATTCCCAACGCGCGGGCGCATGTAGGTACGCTCATTGCTTCGGCACGCGAAGCCGTTATTACGCCGCCGAATAAGAACAAATTCCCAACTTCGGAATAGTACGGCGCAATAGCAGCTGCGTCCACGTTGGTGGCTTCGACTGGAACGGCAGCCTCAACCTTTGGCGTGAATAGATCGAAAAATCCCATGCACGAATTGTTGCAGGCTTATACGATCAACCAACCATGATGTCAAGATCATTCTCTGGGCGTGTCGCAAAGTGTGTTGCGAGGGCGACTGCCACGCTGCCGCAAACGACGGATTGTGACGCCCTTCGTCCTATAACCCAACCGCCGTCCCCACGACGCAATTGAACCGCTGCCAAAACTTCTTCGGATAATTGGCTTTGACCCCTATGTTTCAAACGCCCTGAATTGATAGCCGACAACATTTCGTCGCACGCTTGTGGATACACGCCGTCCATGTCGAAAATCGGGATTCCAGCAGGTGCAAGGCGCGCGGCTACGGCTGCGCTGGTCTTTCGGCTATAAAGGACGTATTCGGTTGGATAACGGCGGGCATAATCTGCAAGGTCATTTGCAATGGCTTTGTCGTCTAGCTGCAAATCATTTTGCCAGGTGTGCAATAACTTCACGACGAATTGTTCCCCGCCCAATTTCTGCGCCCCAATTAAACTCGCGTGTTTTCTGTCAGGTGAAAGATCGATTGCCAGCCAGGTCAGTTTGTCAAGATCAAGGTCTGCTGATTTGTCTAGGCAATTGCCCCAACTGGCTGCGTCTACCGCGCTGTTGATTGCAACAACCCAACGGCACAAGACTTCAGTCATGACCACGTCAGGCGGGTCGTTCAAAACGCTTCGTACGTTGTCCGCATGAATTAACGTACCCATTGAAGGATTTGCGTGCCGTGCGTTTTCGACGCTGATTTCGTCCGTCGGTGCTGACCATTCAAAATACCCAATGTCATCTTGTACGCCTGCAATGGAAGCCAGGGCGCGATCTCTAAACTGATTCAAAACCACGCTGGAAGAATCGCCTGCGTTCGTGTACGCCATGACCATGGGGTTACTCGCTGCCATAAGGGTGTAACGCAACGAAGCAAACGATTCAATGTCTGTCATTTCGCGCAATTCGTCCAGGTGAATGGTCGAAGGTCGTGAAACACCACGGGCAGCCGAACCACCCGCACGGACAATGAACCTGTTGCCCGTCATGGTTTCGATTTCCTCACCGCCATGTTGCCAGCGAATCTTCTTGACCTGTTTTGCCAAATTGTCGTTGCCCTCGATCATTTGAACCATTGCCCTGAATTGTTCAAGTGATGTGGACAAGCGGTGCGCCGAACCAATTTGCAGTTTTTCGTCCCATAGGAAAAGACCGCCAAGAATTCTGATCAGCTGCAAAAACGATTTACCGTTTTGACGTGCCACAACAATGGTGTTCACGGGTGAAGCCCAGCGTCCGTCAGGCTTGACCTTGTGGGTGTGGATAAGCGCAAATTTCTGCCATTCCATGAGATCGATCTTCAAATCCGTAGCCAGGTCGATCAATTCGCCCCCGCGTGAGGGTAAATCGTTCAGCGGCGTGTGAATTCGGGGGGTTTGTACGCCGATTAGCGGGATTTGTAGGTCTGTGTCCCTACCCAAAACCGATTGAGGGCTGTTGAGGGCTTCTGAGGGCGTTTGGTGACCTTTTGAGGGCTTCTCAGTCGTTTTCATGGCTTCTCGAATCGTTTGAGGGGGAAACTAATCCAGGAAGGGTCAGGGGTGTTCTAGGTGTATTAAAAAACCGCCCCCCCTTCGCAGAATTGCATGGTGTGCATAACGATTGCAGATTCCAGTCCTCATCTCCACCATTCATGCTTCTTGGGACTATGTGATCAACTGAATTTGCTTCGCCACCACAATGTTGGCAAGTGTAACCGTCACGTTGAAGGATACGTTGCCTGATCTTTCTCCACTTACTCGTTGAACCATTGTCTTTGAGTGCGCTCATTAGTAATACCCATGCTTCATGTGGAATGTCCATGCGTTGCATTGGCTTTGATATCTCACCAGGTTGTAACGAATGGTTGCGTCTATCTGTCTGAATGGGTCAAGGTCACGATAGTGCTTCGATCTCATCTGACCCAAACCGAAGTGACTACCATTCTTTGCCGTGTATGACCAGCGTGATTCCTTTGTGATGATCTTGTTGAAGCATTGGAATTCCTTGTAATCAAGCAAACGACTATGTGCGTATAACTTCAAATGATCTATTGAGTAATTAGCAGCTGAGGCAGTATCTGCTCCTTGCACCGCGAAGATTGCTGAACCGATCAACACCAGCCATTTTTTTATCTTTGTATTTTTATAATCTAAGACTGAAAGAACTTCATTCTGTCGAAAGAACTTCAAATCCTGGGTTGGTTGTATCGCTTCAGCGTACACCCCCCCTGCAAGCCCTTCACGCTTACGCAACGCCAATGATTTGATAACGACTTTATAACGATTTGATAACGTTTTGTTATAATTCATGAGTTATCCACAACCTGTTGAAAGACATGTGTACCAAGCGCAGGAAGTACGCAGTTACGCAACACCTGGCGTTTGTTGGGCAGTTTGTACCCGTCTAAGTTATAACCGTGTAATTCCTGCAATTGCGGTATCTGTGCAGCTCTCAAATTGTCCTTTTTGAACACCAGGTCAGGAATGTCGAAATTAGCCCAAAAGTAGTGACGTTGAAGGTCAGCCGTTGGTGGCACAAATGGCGTGTAGTAAGGCTTTACGTTTTCCACAACCCATTTGCCCTTGAAATTGTATTGAAGGAAAATGATTTCCTGCCACAACTTCATGTCCGCATAGATAGGTTGAACGCCCCTAAATCGCACCCCAATGTTTTGTCTGAAGCTGCTATGTGATTGACAAGGCGGTGACGACCAAATGAAATCAAATTCATTGAAATGATCGATCAGGTATTGATGAGCGTCAGCGACAATGACCGTGTCATTTGGAAAGTGGTCTGCATACACCTTTGCAATGTCTGCGTCGTACTCAATAGCGGTGATTTCGTGTTCGTCGCCCCATAGTTTGCGATTTCCACCAATACCCGCGTAAAGGTTCAGAATCTTCATTGGTGACCCCAGCCCGTACCCTTGAAGGAAATGCCAAAAGTTGAGTAGCGTCGGCTCATGTTTGCCCCGCAGCAGATTGGCTGGTTTTCGTCGTGGATTGACTTATCCACCTCAACACGGATTTTGCACACCGTGCATTCAAACTCATAGATTGGCATTTGAACCCCCTATCTGTGCAACCCCCATGACTTCGCACTTCGTGCATTGGATTACTTCCACACCTTCGGGCAAGTTGTCCGTTATCTTGTGAATCAGCTGCACCGTGATCTTCTTGCAAATCCGACATTCAAATTGCACTTTGTCCATAGTTGCTTCTCCGTAAATTCTCGATCGGCTGAAGGTTGATTTGTGTCACCCACCAATTTGGTTGCTTTGAATGGCGATACTTTGGGCGTTGTGCCATTGCAATGGGAATCCAACCAGCAATGAAATAGTGTGGAGATTCACCCGTCACAAGGATTGCAACGTCAGTTGGTCGGTCGTATTCATGGATTATCAATTGACCTGCAACGTACTTAGTCCAGCGCACCTCGAAATGACTGCCAACGTCGGCTTTGGCTTTGCCCTTTTGTTCAAATGGGTCAAATTCAAGTCCTAAGTATTTGGCTACAACCCACTCACTACCAATGCTTTGTGCGTCTTGTGCAATGAGATCATGAAGTGATTTGTCAGTTGAATAGCCGCCTTCGCGGGTCTGCCAATAGTCCGTGTTGTTTTTGGCTAAATGGATTGCAGCGTCATGACAAATGAATTCTTCCTGCCTGGTCAATTCAATTTTCATCTGCAAGCACCGCACAACCAAGCCAGTTTTTCGCCGCCCTGCCCGATCTTGTAACCAAACGCGTCGATCTTGACGACCAGCGCGCACCCGTCGCATTGTGCGACTTTGTATTCGGCTATCACTTCACCGTTTTGCATAAGTTTGGCGGTCATGCTTTGTGGATAGATTATTTCAACGTAGTCACTCATACCTGTGGCTTCCATTTTCCGTCGCTTGAAAAGACATACCAACGCGGTGTGCATTGCGTCGCCTTTGTACGCTCGGTGCAGAAGTAGCCACCCCAATTCTTTGGTGCGCCTTCATGGGCTTGCTTCCAAATCATGTGACCGTGGCTGCATTGCGGTGCTTCCTGAACTAACTGCCCGCCCAGTTGCTTTGCCACTTCGTCCATTGATGAACCCAATGAAGGAATTCCTGACTGCTCGGCTTCAGCTGCTGTTTTGAAACTAGGCACGTCACCGAACTTCTTTGACCACGGGTCATAATCGTCAGCCGTTGATTTGGCAACGCTGGTGCTGATTGTCTCGACTTTTTCCATGTCCTGACGTGTTGGGCGTTTGTCCGTGCCTAGCAATAGACCAATGGCGCGTCCAATGCTGCTTGTGACTGTATCTTCGCAAAAAAACTTTTTCATTTGCACGTTGTAGGTTGCCACGTTGCCGAAGGCGTAATCGATCGCCGAAGGCTTTTCGTCCTCGTACTCTTTGAAGATTTGTGTCTGAACAAGAATGAAACCCTTTTCAGCGTTGAATTCAACAATGTGGTTTTCAATGCGCCCTGACGGGTGTGTTTCCCAAAAACGCTTGATTCGCGCCGCTACGTCCTCGTAGTTATCCAAGAAGCCAGCCATTATTTGACCGCCTTGTTTGCCATGTGGCGAACCATTGCTTTACGGCGTGCCATGCCTTCGCGCTTGCCTTCTTTGAAGCCTTTTGCGTAACCAACCGCACCGCCCATAACCATGAGGACAATAATCCCCACCAAACGACCCAATGTGGCTGGGTCAAGTAGATCAAGTACCATTTTGAATTCTCCCGATTCTAGGCAGTAGGACTACCACCTGAACTCAGGGTGACGCATGATTGGCGCGCGGTCAAGAACCTTGCGTGTTTGTCGGCGTGTCTCCAGGCTTCGGCTTTGATTTCAGTCCATTGCCTGCAAGTACCCCACCCAATGAACCCGTCAAGAAAATAGCCAGGGTTTTCAGTAGATCGATAAATGCTGCGTCATTGGGTGCTTGTGCGCTAACTGGTTGCGTGACAAAAATGAGTGCGTAGGTGATACCCACGGTGACAACCAAAAACACCGCAGCAAGGGTTGAACCAATTATCAAGATCAGCTGCGCGTGGACTTCTTCGGGCGATTTACGGCGTATAGGTCTGTTGCGATTCAATTCCAAGTAAGTCGTCAGTACATGTTCCAGTTGGGAGACATTGCGGTTTTTGACAATGCGCTTGCCCCCAGTTGTCGAATTCTTGACATTCATAACGTGTCCACCCCTGATACCCGCAAGCGGACATGGTTAGTGCAAGTGCCCAAACCAACCATGCCGCCGCGAATCGTCGGTTCACTTCCCCGTAGAACCGAAGGCTGTGTCGTTTGGATTCAACCAACGCAAAATGACTGGTGCAACTGCTGCCACACCTGCCATTGCAAGGGTCTTAGGGTCAGTTACACCCGCCATGTATAGGGCAAGTGCTGCTGCCATGAATGAACGCGCCCATGAGGCTGCTAGGGCTTTGGCTTGTTCCATTTTTTCTCCTTTGTTGGCTTCGCTGCCGACTTTGGCATTTCAATTACTGGAAATTCTCCCTTGTACGGCACGAACTTTGGAATACCGAAACCGACGATTTCCTTGCCCTCACCGTATGACCGAACCTTCACCATGACCATGCCCCCATTGCGCTGGTCGCCTGTCCCGCTGGTGTTGCCCTCGATCGTCAAACACGTCTTTGTGTCGATTAGACCCACGACAATGCCAATGTGTGAAATGCGATCAACGCCGTCGTGAGGAAAATTCATAAACGCCAAATAGCCTAGTTGTGGCATACCTGACCAACGCTGAATCTCTTTGAATTTGTGTGCCCCAATAGCCGTTGAAACGACTGAATGAATTTTGACGCCTGCCTGGGCTGCACACCAATTGACGAAACTGCCACACCAGGGCAAACCGTCTGCCTTTGTAAATTTGCCGTACTTTGTCAGGTTGTTGCCTTCTTCGACTGTTCCGATTTCAGCTGCGGCGACCTCGATCAAGCGTGCATTTGTGCCTTGCGGGTAATTACTCATTGTTTGTACCTTCTGTTGGTGGCTTGGTAAAAACGTCATTTGTTTCGTCATAAAACATTCCAATGCCAGCAAATGTGCCACGAATGTTGTTGTTGTATGAAGTGCGCTTGCACACCTGACCGCGAAAATTGCCGTACCAAGTTTCAGGGTCAAGCCCTTCGATCAATTCAGTTTCGTCAATTCCAACAATGACTTCGGTAACAATGTTGTTTTCGTCTAAAAATGCGTAATGTGCCATTATGCCCAACTCACGTTTCCTGTGCCTGCTGTGATTGTTGTAGTGCTAAATCCGCCAGCAGTAGATGTTGAACCAGTAAGCCCAGCACCAATTGTTATTGTGCTCGTATCAACGTACTTCAGAACAACAATGCCTGAACCGCCATAGCCGCCGTTATGATCAAGATAGCCGTCGGTTTCTGAACCGCCGCCACCACCACCACCACGATTAGCCGTTCCATTCGTTGCAGCCGTCGCCGTACTAGAACCAGCACCGCCGCCGCCTGTGCCACCTGCGCCAGCCGTGTTTCCACTAACTACACCAGCACCGCCGCCGCCAGCATAAGCCGTTCCCAAATAGGTAGAACCCGCACCACCCGCGCCGCCAACTGTTGATGAAGGTGAACCACCTACCGCACCCGCACCACCACCACCGCCACCACAATTTGTTTGGCTAGAACTCGCACCGTTATTACCTTGACCAGATGTTCCCGAACCGCCTGCATAGCCATTACGCTCTGCGCCGCCGCCCGAACCTCCAGTTTGTCCGTCACCTGTTGAATTGCTGGAATAGCCAGCGCGACCACCGCCAATAGCCGTAAATGATGAAAAGACGCTGTTGCTTCCGTTGGCACTATCAAAACCGCCTGAACGTGGCAATGCGCCATTACCACCAGCACCAATTGTTACTGTGAAATTTGTGTTTCTTGCACAACTGGTTGCAGCACTATAAAGCAAGCCGCCTGCACCACCACCGCCACCGCCGTTTGACCCACCACCGCCACCGCCAGCAACCACAACGTATTCAACGGATACCGCGCGCGGATAGTTTTGTGCAGCGACAATTCCTAAAATTGGCATTATGCAATGTCACCAATAACTGTGAAAACATTTGAAGCGGTGCAAATGATCGTCGCAGCTGAATAACGCGCTCGTAATTTTGGTGCAGCAGCAGTTGCACCTGTGGAAGTAATTGTCACCGAACCGCCTGAAATTGTTGTTTGTCCAACGCCAATTGATTGCACGTTGATTTGATTAC